AGCGATACATTTTCAGGCCGATTCCACAGGTCCGCACGTTTTCCACAGATGAATAGTGAGGAGGGTAGGTCTGATGGCAGGGAAGAAGCAGCTGCGGCCGGTAGAGCCTGACGAGCGGGCAGCCCCCTCGACCGTTACCGGAGCCGCGGAGCGTGGCAGCCGACTTGATGAGCTTCGGGCCATGCGCCGCGTCTTGGCCGCGCATATTGACTCCGATCAAACACTCGCCCGCGACTTGGCCCCGCTCATGAGGCAGGCCCGCGAGATATCCAAGGAAATTGAGTCCATGGAGATTCAAGCGTCCGAAGATAAGCAGTGGGGGGACGATGATGGCGACTCAAGGGACGCAGCATGGAGACCCCAAGCTATCTGAGGTAGCCGCACACCTGGTTATGCCGTCGGGTATCGTCTCGACTGCCTGGCCGCAGGTCGAGAGGCAGCTGGCCCGCATGGGCACGCCGATTGACGAGTGGCAAAAGGGCCTCATGATGTCGATCGTCGCCAAGCGTGAGAATGGCCTGTATGCCTGCGGTATCGGCGGCGCGGTGGTGAGCATCCCGCGGCAATCGGGGAAAACTTACACCATTGGCGCCCTGATATTCGCGCTCTGCATCGCGAACCCTGACACTCTCGTGCTGTGGTCTGCCCACCGGGCCCGGACGCATAACGAGACGTTCAAGACCATGGGCGCCACTGCGATGCGCCCGCAGGTGGCGCCGTTCGTGAATCGCGTATTGACCGGCGCTGGAACTGAGGCTGTCGAGTTCGCGAACGGCTCGCGCATCCTGTTTGGCGCCCGCGAGTCCGGCTTCGGGCGCGGCTTTGCCAAGGTGGACATTCTTGTCTTGGATGAGGCGCAGATCCTCACGGAAAAGGCCATGGAAGACATGGTTCCCGCGACCAACGCGTCCCCGAACGGCCTCGTGCTGATGATGGGGACACCTCCCCGCCCGTCTGATCCTGGCGAGGTCTTCCTGAATCGCCGGACGGCCGCGCTGTCGGGCGAGGATGAGGACATTCTCTATGTGGAGATGTCGGCGGATAAGAACGCCAACCCTGATGACCGGAAGCAGTGGGCGAAGGCTAACCCGTCGTTCCCGCGGCGCACGACCGAGTCGGCGATTCTAAGAATGCGGAAGCTGCTCGGTTCGGTTGAGTCGTTCCTGCGCGAGGGCCTTGGGATCTGGGATGAGGCGGCGCTGACGAAGAAGGCGATCAACGGCAAGGTATGGGACTCGCTGGCGATCAAGCCGGCCGACGTCCCGACTGATGGCCGCCGCGTCTACGCTGTCCGGTTCTCGGTCGACGGCTCGTCGGTGGCCCTGGCTGCGGCGATCCGCCCGGAGAGTGGCCCGATCCATGTGGAGGGCATCAAGCTCGCCTCGATGGGCGACGGGACGGCATGGCTGATCGATTGGCTGGTGGAGCGTCACGAGGGCGCGGCGCAGATCGTCGTCGACGGCAAGGCCGGCGTTGGCTATCTGGTGAACGCGCTTCACGAGGCCAAGGTCCCCAAGTCGGTCATCATCACGGCCGGGACGGACACCATCACGACGGGAACATCCATGGTCGAGGCGGCCATCGGGTCCAAGGATTTGACGCACCGCGGCCAGCCCGTGCTTGACGAGCAGGTCAAGGCCGCTGAGAAGCGAAAGATCGGCGCGAATGGCGGCTTTGGCTGGGCGGCACCGGAGGGCGGCAACGTGGCCTTGCTTGATGCTGTGACTCTGGCCTATTGGGGCGCGAAGACAACGAAACGTAGACCAGGAAGGAAGGCGGGGTTTCTGTGAGTGAATGGACGACTGCCGACATTACCGGTCTGCGGATCGACAATGTGACCGATGACGAGCTGGGCACCATCAAGCAGCTCCTCTCGACGTGGAATGGCCGGCGGACTAAGAACCTGAAAAGGTCGCTCTATTACGATTCGGAGCAGTCGTTCAAGGATCTCGGCCTGACCCTGCCGCCGCAGCTCAAGAACGCCAAGTTTTATCTGGGCTGGGCGACGATGGCTGTCCGGAAGGCGGCGATCCGCTCCCAGTTCGAGGGCTTGCGGCTTCCTGGCTCCGATGACCCGTTCGATCTCGGGCCTATCCTGGCGGCGAACAATTTCGGGCTGGAGTTGTCGCAGGGCATCGTCTCGGCGTACAAGCATGGCCTGTCTCTGATGACGGTTGCCAAGGGTTTGCCGGGCGAGGCGCCGGTCCAGATCCAGTCGCACTCTGCGGAGTCGTGCGCGGCACTCTATGACCGCCGCCGCCGCCGCATCTCGGCGGCCATGACCATCTCGGCCATGAAGGAAGACAAGCCGTCCGAGTTCATCGTCTACCTGCCGACCGTTGTCCTCCGGTGTTCCCGTAATCAGACGGGCCGTTGGACGACCGAGCGGATTCCGAACGCGATCGGCCGGACCCTTGTGGCGCCGCTGACGTACGACCCGCAGTTGGGTAAGCCGTTCGGCCGCTCACGGATCACTAACCCGGTCATGGCGCTTACGGATATGGCTGTCCGGGCTTATGTCCGCATGGAAGGCAATGCGGAGTTCTACAGCTCCCCGCAGCTTGCCATTGAGGGCATCGACCCGGATGCTTTCGAGAACGTCGGCGAGCAGGCGAAATTCAAGCTGGCCATGGACCGGCTGATCGCTTTGACTCGTGACGCTGACGGCAATGCGCCGAGCATCAAGCAGTTGCAGCAGGCGACGATGACACCGCACTCGGACATGCTCCGGACTGTAGCGTCGGCGTTCTCTGGCGAGACTGGGATCCCTTTGGCGTCGTTGGGCATCATCCATGACAATCCGTCGTCGGCTGAGGCTATGCGCGCCGCTGAGCATGATCTGTTGATCGACGTGACGTATCAGAACAAGTTTGTCCTGGCGTCGGCGGTCAAGGAAGTAGCGACACTGGCCATCATGGTCCGTGACGGTTTGACCGAGGCGCCGGAAGAGGCGTGGAAGCTGTCGGCACTGTTCTCCGATCCGGAGTTCCGGTCGACGTCGGCGAACGCTGACGCCTATGTGAAGCTGGCCGGCGCTAACCCGGATCTCGCTAACTCTCCGGTGCTGCTGGAGATGGTCTTCGACGAGGACCGGGTCGAGCGGCTCGTCGACGAGCGGAAGAAGGCCCAGGCTGGCGGGGCGCTTATGCAGTTGCTCGCGCAAAAGCCGGCGCCGACTCAGGAGGTAGTCCCGAATGGTGGCGCAGGCTGACATTGAGCAGTTTCGGGCGGCTAACTCGCAGCTTTCCCAGCTAGTTCGGGATGCGCTGGAGGCATTTTTCGCCTCGCTGGATCTGAGTAAGCCCGAGGCGGCGCGGGATGCCCTGCTGGAGTTCGTTCCGGTCCTCACGCAGCAGTATGGCGATGTTGCGGCGACTCTCGCGGCTGATTGGTATGACGAGCTGCGCGCCGCGTCTGGGGCCGCTGGACGGTTCCGGGCGCTGACGTCCGCTGCGGTGCCTTCGGGCGCGGTAGAGGCCAAGGTGCGCTATCTGGCGGGGCATCTATGGACGCCCGAGCCTACGGCCATGCTCGGCGGCCTGCTGACCGCTACGGACAAGTACGTGAAGCAGCCGGCGCGGAACACTGTGGCGGCGAACGCGAAGCGCGAGGGCGTCCGCTGGGCCCGCGTGCCGACCGGCGCGAAGACGTGCAGCTGGTGCCTGATCCTCGCCTCGCGTGACGCCGTGTTTCATTCCAAGGCGTCTGCTGGCGGCGATGGGAACCACTACCACGGCGACTGCGACTGTCAACCCGTCCGGATCGCCAAGGCTTCCGACTACCCTGCCGGCTACCTGCCCGATGACCACTACGAGATGTACCAGGCGGCCCGCAATGAGGCCAAGTCAGGTGACATCAAGGACATCAGCGCGGCATTCCGCCGCCTGCACCCGGACGTCGTCAACGACGGCGTTCACACCCACTAGACCACCGGCCCCGCACGGGGCCGTTTTATCCCGCACGGGAGGAACAAAAGATGAGCGAAGCACCCAATACGCCCGCGCCGACTCCACCGGCCCCGCCGGAACCGGCACCAACCCTGGCGCCTCCTGCACAGGAGACCGACTGGAAAGCCGAAGCGCGGAAATGGGAAGAGCGGGCCAAGAGCAACAAGACGGCCTTTGACGAACTGACGGGCAAGTACACCGCCAGCGAGTCCGAGCGTACGGAACTTGCCACGAAGGTCCAGACCTTCCAGGCGGAACAGGAGCGGGCAACACTCGTCTCCGAAGTCGCCACGGCCAAGGGCGTCCCCGCGTCGGCACTCCGCGGCACCACCCGCGAAGAGCTCGAAGCGCACGCCGACGTCCTCGCTGAACTCATCAAACCATCCGGCCCGGTTGTGCCTGGCCAGGAGCTCACCCCCGACAAGGTTGGCGATGACCCCCTGCGGGAGTTCACGCGCAGCCTCTTTCAAAGCACTAGCGACTAGGAAGGCACTGCAATGGCAGTTTTGACTACCGGGGATCTGAGCATCCCCAAGGAAATCCTCGATCCGTGGATCAAGAAGGTTTCGGACGGCTCGGTCATTTCGACCCTGTCGACCAACACGCCGATGAAGTTCGGCAAGGGCGAGGCGTTCGTCTTCAACATCGGCGAAGCCGAGTACGTCGGTGAAGGCGCAAACAAGGGCGCCTCGACGATCACGAAGACGTCGCAGACCACGGACCCGTTCAAGTTCCACAAGACGGTTCGTTGGACTGAGGAAGTCCAGTGGGCTGACGAGGACCACCAGCTCGGCGTCGTCCAGGAGATCTTGAATCAGATCCAGCCGGCACTGTCCCGCGCTCTGGACTTCGGTGTCATCCACGGCATCAACCCGACCGGCGGCGCGACCGTTGCGGCGATGACTCAGCGTCTCATCAACACCACGAACTCTGTGGAGCTCAAGGCCGCCGACAAGCCGTACGCGAACATCGACGCGGCCGACGCGCTGCTGCTCGCGAACGGTTTCGTTCCGTCCGACATCGCCATGGACCCGAAGTTCGCGGGCTCGTTCAACAGCCTCCGCGACCCGAACGGCCGGAAGCTGTACCCGGACCTGAACCTCGGCACCGCCGTGTCCCAGCTTGAGGGGCACCGCGCCTCGACGTCCCGCACTGTCGGCGCTACCGGCGTTGCGGCCGTGGACACGAAGCTCCGCGCCATCGTGGGCGACTTCACCGCCGTCCGCTGGGGCATTCAGAAGGTCCTCGGCCTTGAGGTCATCAAGTACGGCGACCCGGACGGCCAGGGCGACCTCAAGCGAAACAACCAGATCGCATTCCGCGCCGAAGTTGTTTACGGCTGGGGCATCGCGGACCTGGGCGCGTTCGCCAAGA